AAATCAAGTCTTCATTCCGAGACTGTTCACTATTAAAATTATTGACAGGATTAAATCCAAAATATCTTGCGACATAATCTATGGCTTGCGGGAGCTGATATTCACTTCCTAATTCTCGTTCTTTGACTTTCCGGACTAATTCAAAAATATCAAAGGACTCACCACATTCTGTAAAACAATGAAATAAATGTGAATTATCATAGTAATAAAGCTTATGACTATCTCCACCATGACATATGGTTCTACACATAAGAAGATTATTCTGGAGTTGAGGATCTCCGCCCAACTCCGCAACCAATTCTTTTACTTGCATTATATCAAGATTATTTTTTATTTCATCTTTGTCGTAATCATAAATTGGCATCTGTAAAGAACTCCTAGTTAACTACAGTTATAATAAAACTCAAAATGCAGAGTCTTCTTCGACTTTTATTTTCAACAAAGGCAAATCGATAACGTTATACGCCCAGTCAGTTACAAACACACCCTCGAAAGTACAAGTACCTGTGTTTGTTACCATCCAGATATAGATACCTTTATGCTTATTACCTCTGTTCTTATATACACTTTGTTTAACATTCGGAATTGGCAAACCATTCTTATTGCAGAATGGAGTTATCTTTTCCAAATCTTCTTTTCTTGCTTCAAGAAGAATACTACCAAAGTCAATTCTATCCGCAATTGCTTTAGAACCTCTTAATAAGTTCTGGTCTGGAGTTTCTGAAGTCTGGTAGTCCATATTAAGCTGTGTGCTTGATAAGATAAATATATCATATTTGACGGTTATATCCTTTAATTTTGAAGACATAAGGAAGAGTACATTGTCCTCTCTAAGATTCTTAATACCACTCTTTCCGCCAATTTCAGTCAAAATCTTTGCAGAAGTATGAATATAATCAAAGAATACATACTGAACTTTATATTCTCTAATATACTTCTTAATTATTGTTTCAATATCTTCCATAGAGAAGTCGGGCATACATATAAAGTATAATTTACTCTGCTTAAGGAGTAACTTAGCCTTTTCAATACGCTCCCATTCTCCAGCATAATATTCATGCATCAAGATATGATCTTCTTCTACTCCGGCAATATTTGCAATAATAGAGACCTGAATTTCATCAAGCTGTTGCTCTGTTGCGATAAATAATGTAGATTGTGCTGCACCGAGAGTTTTCCACTTATTCTCTTTAATATCATATCTTTGTGAGCAACCAATGGTAACAGCATCATCTATCATATTTCTTGTCTTACCTACATTTGTTGCGGCAGATCTAAGGAAAAATTTACCAAATCTGGCTCCACGCGTAACAGTAGTAAAGAATAAGTCTGCAAGAGGATAACCTACTGCGGGGACCTCAGCAAAGGAATCAATAAGCTCATCAACTCCTTCTCCGACCTGACATCCGTCATCCGCAACATCCTCAACATAATTCATTTTAATTACATCAATCTTTTCGTTAATTTTATTAAAAATATCTGAGAGAGTTGCTGCATCAAGCCAATCTTCTTGTTCTTGCTTTTTCTTTGCATTAAGAATTTCATCAGGATTATATACATCCGATAAATCCATTCCTAAATTTTCATATGCACGAAGAAGAGTCATCTTCTTCATTCTTTTATAATAATAATTAAATGTATTAGGATTAGCGATTTCCGCAGACTTAAGAAGAAATTGCTGACCATTCTGCGTCTTAAAGATCGCCGCCATTTTAGGTCTTTGAGTAAGATAATCTTCTATTGCGGGAAGTGTTATCTCTTTAGCTCCAAGTTGCCAAAGGTCATAAATACATTTAAAAGCTACTTTATGAAAATCATCATAAAAATCTTCACTATTAAATTTATATTCATCATCTTTTTCAAATAATTTAGGATTATTATATACACATCCAATTACTTGGACTAAATTAGATATTTCAGCATACTTGCTACTCTTCATCTTCAAATTCTCCTAAATCAAATAATTTCCGTTTTTTACCACGTTTTTGTGGTGGTTTTATAATAATCTCTTTTATTTGTGTAAATAGACTTTTATTTTGATTTGCTTGTTGCGCTATAAATAAACTGTAATAATAATTATAGGCGTCCTGATACACGAAAGGAACTATACCGATTCCTCCATTAGCCTTGTCAATAGAATTTCCTTTAACTTCAAAGAAATAAACTAAACTTTTTAACATACCAGAATAACTATAGTTATTTTCTTCTTTAAATTTCTTTATTTGTTTATTAATTAAAGAATAGTTTGCTTTATCGCCAAAAAGTTTATCAATATATTCTTTTAATTTTTGTAACTCTGGATCTGCGTCCGGACCTAAAGGCACAAGTTCACCACTAGGCTCACAAGAATAATGAGCATATCTTCGTGCGCCATGCTTTACCGCTTGTATTAAATTAGTGTCAAATGTCTCTCCGCATATCGCGCATTTAACCAAGTGTTTTGCCATAATTTTTATATCCTTTTATCATATATAAATATTATAACATATTTTTTTAAAAAAGTAAAGTGGGGAACGTAAAATGCGTTCCCCACAAAATTTTATGCTTTAACAAGTTCTTTTAAATCACTAACTATTAAGTCGATAGCTTCAACCTGATCTCTTGTTGCATCTTTAATTTTCTTTCCTTTGCCGAGGTATTTCTCAATACACTGAGTAATCCTTGGCTGCCAATATTCTGCAAATTTCTTTCCATCATCAGTTTCACCAAGAGAATCAGAAGAACCAGGAATATTTGCAATAATACTACCAAATTCTGCCATGAGTTCATCAAAATCAAGAGAAGAAGTAGTATCAACATGAACATTTTCTCTCTTGTCTGTAAAAAGATCGGCACCATCTTCTGACATCTGCTGATCAAGAGCATCGCCAATAGCCTTTACAAGATTATCATAGCTTAATTCAATATAATCTGGTGTGTACTTAAAACGTGAACCGGCTTCATAGCGGGAAGTACCACGCATAAAGCCCATTACCTTTTCAGCACCACCTTCTGTTGTTACTGAACGAGTATACATAATAATATCGCACATTCTTGCAAGAACATTGTTTGCTCTCTTGTCAAGAGTAGGTACAATCTTATTAAACTGTTTTCCGCCTTCATCTGTAAAAGTCTTATCTGTTTCATGGGAAATAATAACAAGACCATATCCCATCTGAACTATCTGGCGAAGGCACTCGTCGAATTCTTTCTCGACCAAGCCATAACCCTTACCATATCCAATATCGCCAATGGCATCTACATTATTATTTGCACAAATATATTTAGTACAATAATCATATGCAATATCTGCTGTATCTATAATCCTTTATACCCTCGGTTTCCCGATATTTATTAGGGGAGTAGACTATATCATCATCCGCTTACGCGGAGCCCAGTACTTCGATTTAAGGGATTTTCACCCACTTCTTTAGAAGCCCTACTCCTATAGTGGAAATTTCATCCACAAAATGGATAGTCGTTGAACCTTCCTCTATTCGAGGCTCGGCTGCTGATTGCCCAATCTATATAATTTTCAAACCATCACACTTGATTATATTTCATATCTATGTTGTGGTTTATATAGCTCTAAGGGGTTCCCAGCAATTCTCTGGGTTTGCTTAATTAATTACTTAATTAAGGGTCTTATAAATACTATATTTTCTATCTAATCTATTATTATCATTACTATTTTTATAAATTTTATCAAGAAATGCTTTAGCTTTTTTATTTCCTGTTACTTGAACATGAAAAGTATATTTATCTTGAGTAATTTTATTTTCAATTCCAAGAATTCTTTTAAATTGCTCAACACATTCTTGATTGCCACTACAAAATTCTAAACTAATTTGTTGATGATTATTAATTCTTATACAGCCATCTCCATCAATTAATCCTCTTATAAAATCCATTATATATTCATTTGGAATTTTATCCTCAGGAATAAGATATGTTTTACTTTTATTTTGATAAATATTATAATCTTTTAAATAATTTATTAATTCATAAGAATTAATTTGCGTTTTAGCACAAGTCACATTTAAATTATTAATTCTTTCTTTTATAGGATTAGTATTTTCAAAAAATAAATTGAATTTTTCAAGATGCTTTTTATCAATACTTTTTAATTCAATAGATAATGTATTATCCACTACACACCCATCAGCTCCTAAAAATCCTAACCAATAATATTTATCATGGCTGTCCTGCTTAAATTTATCAAAATTAAAAGTATATAAACGAGCTTTTTTCTTCGCTCTAAAATTTTCTTTATAATCTAAATGTCTGTAAAAATAACTTTTAGATATATTATTCTCTTGCAATATTGTAGTGATCGTTTTATCGGTGTTATGATAATCATATAAAGCTTTATCTAATGCACTCATTAATCAAAAG